CCGCAAAGGTGTTGAATTCTGCGAGATTTATGGGATATCTATATTCTGTCTTGACAAAATCGTCTGATTTAACTGGGTTGATATCTCTAGACACTTCGAGTAGTTCTATATATTCTGCATCGTCAAATGATATACTTGAATTTGGTCCAGTTCTCTTAAGATATACTTTTATCCCTGTGTCGGGAGGTTGATTCTTATCGAATGTGACACTAACATTTGTTGCGGGTTGAAGAGTATTCACCGTCTTTGTTATATAACGTGATTTGGTCGTGTTTCTGTATGTTGAATCGACCAATGTGTCTTCGGAATCTCTTGCCTCCAATTCGGCATTTGCATTCTCGAAACTTACATATGTCGTGAACACAAAGTTTGAAGATCTTGTGTCGTATGCGGGGGAAACTAGAGAATTTATGTAATTTAGATTGACAAACAACGTCGAAGAAGTTGTGTTTTCCTTAATCTTATCCGAGGTATTCGGTGAATATGTTACGTTATTATATTCTACCGAACAGTATCTTGGGTCTATGAGAGAACCCTCGATATTGCTTCTCAGTTCCGATGGATAATTCAAGGTGAGGTTATCATAATCAACTTTCACAGTTCCAGATCCCGAGAAAGAACACCTGTTGAGTATGAAAGTCATTATTTCATTGTTTAATTTCTCTGTCTTGCCTACGTTCTTGGGAAGTATTAGGTTTCCTATAGCAGTATCGACAACACTTTCTCTTTCTATTTCTTCTCTGAGATTTACTGAAGGGAGAAGATATGTCTTGACTGCATATTGTGAGGAATTTGATTCCAATTCCAATGCGTAATCTCCTCCTTGGAGATATATTGGATAGTCGAACTCAAAAGTCACCAAACTGTATTCTTCATTCGAACTTAATGTTCCTGTGTTGTCTATGTCATAAACAACACTCTCTGCGATTATCTTCGAAGGACTTGGATATCCATTCACGACAGGTTTCAACATCAACTTGACAGGGAAATCTTTTTCGAAGTCTGAAGAAGTCGGCCATGCAGAGAAGTAGAGTGAAACACTCTTCACAAAAACTCCTTGTGGATATGTTTCGTCTCTTATTGTGAATATCTGTGAGAGATTTTCCTTTGAGTATTTCGACTTCGCACTCTTTCTTTGGAATTCTCTCGTCAAAACGTCGTTGGTGATGTTCTGTGAATTCGATGCCTCTCTTCTAGTGATGAGAGGACGAACTTGTCTTGAAGAATCTATGTCTTTGCAGATTCCAGATACCAAATATATTGCATCCGCACTGCTGGTGGACGACGACAGGTCGTTTGTATTATTGTCTAGTATCCTGACCAATTTCTTTCCAGTGGTGTGGGTGTCTCCCGTTATAGTCAAGGAATAGGAGAGTTCTCCTCTAGAAGATGAGGTAATACCACCCGAAACGAGTTGATCTTCAAAATAAACATAGTGCAATTTATTTGGTTTCAATCCAGTTGAACTGACCGATACTGTCTTTTGTCGGCAATACGGAACAACCGTGGTATCAACAACTCTCTCGGGCGTCGATTTGATGTTGGACTGTGGTATTGTGAACGATCCAATTTTACCAGTGCTCAGTGCTTTTTGTTTATAATTCTTTGCTAGTGTAGTGTTTTTCCTACTAATATTTGATATTGAAGCGTTTTTACCAAACCAATTGTAGTCCCAAAAGTTCATGTTCATCGAAAATGCGAGGGAACCAATCAACCACGAATCGTTTTCTCCTTCGAAATTGGATTTGATTATTGGAGCTTTGGTCAGGGAGAACCAAGGATCGCAGTGTGGATCAAGTTTGATTGTTCCATTGAAATCGACGATCGCATTCGAGTTCATATAACGAGAATTATTATATTTCTTGTTGGAAATAAACTCTTCTTCTGTGAAATTGAATGTAACCACACCATCGTTATTTGTCAAGCCAGTGTTGACAGTGATATCAGATTCATAACCCGCGTTCACCAATGTATAAGGAGGACGAAGTTCCTTTGATTCACGGTTTATCGAACAATAGAAGTCCGCATTTCCAACATCAGAAGATTCTGTTCCTGTGAACTGATCGACCAAAATTGCTTTCTTGGGAATCTCAAACCCTAAGTCATTGTATATTGGAGTGTTCTTTGCTTCTTGTTCGAGTAAGGACAAAGTGCTGTAATATTCAAGTTTTTCGATTCTTCTTTCGAGATTCCCAATGTCTTTCATCGTGAATCTTCTATTGTCTTCTTGGACAATGGTAACATCATTTTCATCAAATGTATATGGATTGAATCTTATGGTGTATAAGGTCATTGCGTTTGGACTGTCTGCCGGAACAACGGGAGTTTCACTGGGAATGCCCTCGATTACTTCGAATTCCTTATCTCTTGTCAACACTATTTTGTCAACTCTCGGGAGATAATAGGAATAATCGACAGCATGCTCGTATCCGTCATACACAAACGCTGGATATTCAAAAGGTCCAGTGAGCGAGAACGTGGTTTCGTTTCCATATCTAACCGACCTAAAGTCCAGTGAATTTCTTAAGGATATGGTTTTACCCGAATATGTGTTATAGTTCGGAATTTCTTCATAGTTCGGATAGGAACCCTTAGCTGATGACAGACCACCTGCGAACGGCCCGTAACCACTGTGTGTGTAATATCGAATATCCGCTGTATATCCCTCTGAAGGAAGAGAAGGAACTTTGATTCTCGCGAAGTCATAGAAGGTATCTCTTTGACCATTGTCAAAGATGTAACCAGATAGAGGTGGGGTTATGGATGTCACTTCAAACACATCGGTCAAGTTGTCACTTCCAGACTTGAAATAACTATAATAATATCCCTGATCATCTGGTCCAGTGAAAGAGGTCAATCCCACAGAAGCAGTAGCTTCTATCTTGTCTCTAGATTGTGTGGACACCATACAAGAAACAATTACTGTTGCAGATCCACTGAAAACATTTCCGTTCAATGTTGCGTTTTGTATGGTTATTTGTTTTGGATTCTCTCCTCCATTTATTCTAACATCGCCATCAATTTTTCCATCCTCGGAATATACCGTTACGATTCTAGAAGAGTTGAGATTATAGAATATTTCAGATGAAGCTATATTGGGGCCAATTTGAACTAGACCACTGAAGGATAAAGTTTCTGGTCCCCAAGTTCCACTACTGAAAGTTTGATTCTCCAAAACCACATCAACCATAAAATCATAATTGTCTATTGTTTTTACCACTTCCGCGAAGGGGGATTCAAATACTAGGGAAGTGTTCTCGACATTGTATGTTCTTGGTGGAATTTCATATGCGTAAAATGCAGGATTTCCTGTGTTTCCTTCGACATACATTCTTCTTATGTCAGAAACTGATTTTCCTTCGTTGAATGAAATATCATCAAAGAACAACTTGTGGTCAATACCACTCAACTTTTGTATATTTCTTATTCTTGCCGAACCGATTTGAGATCTGATGTTCCCACCAGTAAATTCTGCTGCTTCAGTGACCGCATAGAAAGAAACGTCTGATCCCGTGAAAGTTATATCGGCACCACTCTCAAACGATGCTCCAGCAGCAACATAGAACGGACTTGTGGTCGCGAAAGAACTCGTCACCCCACCCGACCAGTTGTTTCCGGTGAGGTATGGAGGACCAATGAGGATATAGTCAATGAAAGCGTATCCGTCATTTGTATATCTGTTGGAATCGATGACGTTGAGTATCTTTGCTTGGATTGCCGCAGAAGCTCCTGGATAATCACCACCAGTGAGATCTGCGGTATTATCTGCGAAGTAAAGAGTCAATCCCGGAATGAAATCTCTAGTTGTTGCAGAGAGTCCAGCACTGAACTTGACCCCATTGACCAAACCGGCATCACCTTGGGAAGTTATTCCACTGAATGAATCAAAAAGAATTCTGGGGGGTTCTGACAAGTTTAATCCGCTAGCACCATCCGCTATTCCTGAGAATTTTGCTAGCATGTAGGGACCAACTGAATACCCATACTGAACTTCTTGGAGTCCGTCGCGGGAAGTTCTTGCTCTGTCGTGTTGGAGATTTGTGTAACCAATCGTTTCAAATTCATATCCAAAGACATAAGCCTTTCCACTGTTCAATTTTGACTGAAGAATTGATGTGTCACTGGTCAGTGATCTCATTTCTATTTCGAATGGATCGACGACATAGTGACCAGATTCATCATAGGTTCTTCTAGCAAATGTCTCTTCTATTTGACCCAAATCGGCATACTTTTCTTTCTTGACAACATCACCATCGACAATTCTCACAAACTCGATGAAGTCGGAACGTGAGAATGGATCGACTGCGCTTGTATCAACCGAGGCGGTCAAAGACCTCTGTGATATGACCAAATCAATCTTGAATCTGTCCGAGCCTGGAGCATTGAAATTGTAGAATCCGGATGCGGGATCTCTCAACGAGATATCCTGCTGTGAAGTCACTATGGACTTGTTCACACTAAATCCAACACTGCTATCAGGGGTGCTATAATTTACGGACGATTCTCCAACTTCGTAGACACCTATTCTCTGCGCTGCGTGTGACACAAAGTAACCATTCGTATAGCGAATACCCTCGTCAACAAATACCACTAGTCCATCGTTGAAATTTCCTGATGTGCTTGCGGTGAATGTTATTCCACTGTTAAAACCTTGGATATCAACTACTGGTCCTGTGTGTCCTTCTCCTGAAATGTATTGGAAGTAGATGACACCCTCGTCTGTCAGTGGATCCGTGACTCCGTGGATTATCTTTGCGTATGAGGTTTCGCCGCCACTCTGAACCATAGAAACTATTTTGTCTTGCAATTCGGATACTGCGATCCCACCGCCTCCAGAAAGTCCTGAAATCGCTGTTACCTTTGAAGGAATTTCGGTTATTTGTCCACCAAAAACCATGCTGCCATCATCAAGAACAAAATTTCCAAATCTTTCAATTTGGTTCTGTATAATCGATTGGATTTGCGACAACTCTCTTGCTTGGAGAGCATAACCCGGTCGAAAAAGAAGCTTTAGGAACTTCTTGTTTTCGTCGAAGTCGTCGTAATATGGGTTTACATTGAAGAAATTCGGATCATATGATGGCATCTGCTACTCCTATAACCCAAGAACTAGGTTGATTTCCTCTGTGCTTCCTGGATATCTTTCTATTCCCGCAAAGTTCTGAACGTATAATACTTCACCTGTTCCATAAAGAATTTCAGGTTCAACTATACTATTTATTATGGCATACTGAGGAAGATTATTTTTATAATAGAGAATGTAGTCCCCGACTTGGAATGAATTTGGCTTGTTGCCTACAATTTCCAATTCTGCGGAGTTTGTGGTTCCTAGGGATGGGGACAGGTCTGGATCGTAATCGAAAATAAACGCATTTGCTTTGAATGGAGTCGTTGTCGTTGGTGTTGTTACCGAATCGTCTTCAAAACAATAGACCAATTTGTCCTGTGAGAAGGTGAACGCCTCGAATTGTTGGTTTTCGTCTGAAATGATGGTCAACTTGGTAGTCATGTTATACGAATTTTTAAAATTGCTAGGAATTACATTCGAAACTTTGTCCAATACAAAATTTCCAGAAGCAACTCCAGCTCTTGTATATCCATAAACAGTTTCACCTTCGATGAATTTTCCGTTGACATTTTCTAAAAGAAGGTCTTTGGGGTTAGTCCCAATTTCAACCACTTTTCCACAGGCATATGAAGGTGATATTCCTTGTGATTTGTTTCCGAGTCCAACAACAAAATCTCTTGGTCCAATTCCTGATATGTTTGTTGTTGATGATAGTGTTACAATCTGTTTGTTTTCTGTTCCTGCAATCGTTATGAATTCAAGTCCATCGTATGGATCTATGTCCAGTGTGTTTATGTCAGTATAATTGCCAACATCTCCAGTTATTCCCCTGACTATAAACTCTCTCCCCCTATTACTATCAAATTCATAAAAACTCGACACCACACCATATCCCGTTATTCCACTCCCGAGAAGTTCAACACTATCTCCTGCGGTTATTGAAGTTCCAACTCCGTCTATAGTTCTGATTATGGCTGTCGTAGAATATAGTTGAGGATTTTTGATGACTGCTATTTGTCTAAAATCATTGGTCGCATTCAACACCGAATTTTCTCCGCCTTCCAAAGAAGTCTTGATGACCACTTTAGAAGCACCTAGCTCAAGGACTGCGTTACTCCCATGTCCCCCAAGTGGAGATAAACTTGTGGAGAGTAGGTCATTCGGTATTGATGTGTATATGCTTGTGCTTACGGAAGTTAGTCCTTTGGGTATGGAAGCAGACGCGAACGTATATTGCTTTCCTATGTCTAGTAAATCGGCGCCTTTGAGAATTCCGTCGCTATTGAAAGTTGGAATTGCTAGTGCAGTTTCCAACGTGGAATATTTCGCAGCTGCTCCGCTCAAACTGGTTCCGTCTCCGAATATTTTTATCGACGGGATCACGTTCAAAGCACTGCTAGTTGCACCGACCGAATAACCCGACAGTCCTTCATCAAGTGCGTCAATAGTGACGCGAAGATACTTTTGTCCACCAACACTCACACGTTCACTAGTCTTGATCAGTCTCACTTGACCAACGCCAGGTCCATCCACGACTTGAACAAACATGTCTTTCAGAGAATTGACCGCAGAGTTGGAACCGAAATAATCTATGTCTATACTTGTAGCTCCTGCCGCGGCATCTTCTTGCGCGTATATCAGATCCGAAGATCCGATCACACACAAATTCGGATCGTATTTGAACGAGTTGTAGTACAATTGATTTACATATATGGAACTCAGTGAACCGTTTGATGCTGCGTCCTGAACACTTTTTTGTAGAATTGCTTCGTCTTGTCCTGTCGGTGGGTCGTAATCTATGTATTTTACTGGTATATAACTATCTAAGTCAGATCTGCCATTTATGGAGAACTTGAGTTCGTCGGCGGCACTGAGTTGATACATCAATTTCCATTTGTATCCATCAAGAGTGTCTATTATTTCAGTGCTGTCGCTCGATGGAATATATAAAGAACCTGCGTCAGTAGCTCCGGCAGACGGCCCTAAAGAAGTGTTTTCTATGCATTTATATACACAACGGTTGTTTTCGTTGTAGACATAGAATCTTTTACCAGGTAGAAACATCTCTTGATCGTGTCGGTAAGGATAATATATTGTATTTTGTTTCCACGGACTTTTTTCAATGAGGAATGCAATATCGTCGTTCGATATTTTTTTCATCGCAGTGCATGTTCTGTAGAAATCCAATTTTGTTTGGTCCGAGTCGGGACTACTCGGGACAATTTCATCCTCGTTTTGGGTCGAAGAAGTGTATTTACCGAAGTAAATGGATTCGGAATTTGCTATTTCTTTGTCGAAGGACCAAGGAACGGGATTTCCTATTCCCAAGAACCAGTTGTTCCCTTCAGAGTTGTAAAAATAATCAAAGAATGAGTTAACAAATTCTTTTTTAAGGTTTTGGGTTACAGAAATACAATTTGCCATTTGTTCCTCTTATTTTCATATAGCCTCTACGGGGACTTCTTCAGCTGAAGTATCGGTTGTGGTGACTAATGTCCCTGTTTTTGGATCGTAGCCGTCTGGATATTCAGGTGGTCCAACAAACAACACATCGTCTTCGATACAATTGTTGGAATACCTAC